AGTGCTTACACAAATACTGCTAGTAATTATAAATTTACAGTTCCAAGTGGAGAAGCTGGTAAATATTTTATTTATGGTCATGTTTTAATAAATTCACTTACCAATTCAGATTTTATTGCTGGTCAACTAGGAATTTACAAAAATGGTACTCGTAGAGTTCAATCAGAAAATAATGTTAGAAATACAAGAACAAAATATCACACATTTAATGTTGCTCATGTATTTGATTTAGCAGTTGGAGATTACATTCAATTATATGGCTCAATAGATACGGATGATGGATCTGGAAGAATTAATAGTGGAGAAAATTCAGTATTTGGAGGTTTTAAATTAACATGAGTACATTAAAAGTAGATACAATATTAAAAAGAACAGGAACAGGCACAATCACACTTGGACAATCTGGTGATACAATCGCATTAGGATCAGGTGCATCACAAACAGGATTTGGTGGAGTCAACACACCACTTTTTTCTGTTAAATGTGGAACATTTAATATTTCAAATAGCACAATGACAAAGATACAATTTGATACTGAAAGTGGTAATTTCTTTGATCCTAGCGGAGTGTTTGATACATCAAATAATAGAGTTACTCCAAGCTCAACAGGATATTATTTATTTGGTTGTGCTGTAACTATTAAAGATGTTGGTGATGGTAAAAAATTTCAAATGCAATTACGAAAAAATGGAGCGGCTTTTTTTACTGGCACAGGTCAAGCAGACTACATGAATACAGCAGGTGTAAATGACAACCTTACAACTAATGGCACATGGCTTGTAAATCACACAACAGCTACGGATTATTACGAAATTTTTTGTTTGCACAATAAAGGAAGCACTCAAGAAACAAGAGGTGATTTTAATAACAATTTTTGGGGTATCAAACTAATATCATAAAACAATTTTTTAAGGAGGTGCATGATGGCACAATTAAGTACAAAAATAGAAATGTATTGCACAGCTAATGGTGTAGCTTCAGTAGATTTCACAAAAGATGTTAGGTTGCAAGATGATTCAGATGGTAAGGGAGCTTACATCAAAGAATGGAATCTTGGCATAGCACAACCAACTATGGAGCAACTTGCAAGTTATGATGCAGACGCAGACAAGCAAGAGCAAAACAATCAAATTAGAGCAACTCGTAAAGCAGAATATGGCGATATAGGAGATCAATTAGATGAAATCTATAAAGACATGGATGCGTGGAAAACAAGAATTGCAAAAGTAAAAGCAGACAACCCAAAGGTATAAGTAAATGAGTTCTATAATTCGTGTTAATGATATTCAAGATGCAGGTGGCAACAGTATTATTTCTAGTAATGGAAGTGGTACTGTAACTGTTGGTAATACTGCTTTAAAAAATACTCCTTTAATACAAGCAGGATTTTCTAGTGCTTCTCAATCTATATCTTCTGGTACAGACACAGAGATAGTCTATACAACAATAACAAAAGAAACACCAAGTGGTAAATTTAGTACCTCAACAGGTAGATTTACTCCAGGTGTAACAGGTTTTTATTATGTATCTGTTTTAGCAAGAATTAATGGTGGTAATAATTCAAGTGAATTTGGAAATTTACAAATAAGACTTAATGGATCTGCTTCCACAAATGGCACACAACAAGGTGCAACTTATAGAAGATATCAAGATACTGGTGATCATAACAGTTTTGAAGTTAGTTGTATTCTTGAGTTAACAAGTGTAACAGATTACATTTCTGCATTCATTTATCAAAATCAAGGTAGTAGTAAAACTTTAGAAGCTAATCACACAAACTTTACAGCTTACAAACTTATTACATAGGAGTATAGAATGGCATTAACAACAGTACGAAGCACAGGCATATCAAGTTTACCAAGTATAAGCGGAGCAAACTTAACTTCCCTCAATGCAAGTAATATATCTAGTGGAACATTATCAACAAGCAGATATGTGCAAGGTGGAATTACATCAGCTTCACAATATAGACTAACAACTGATACGACAAATAGTGGTCTTTCATCTAACATTATTGTTAATAACTGGGAACTAAATGACACAAGTGGATATGCAAGTCTTGGCTCTCCAGTTACACAAAGCAGTGGAGTATTTACTTTTCCAAGTACAGGTATTTGGTTAGTAAAAGCTATTTTTGCTTTTTATGAAGATACAGGCGGAACAGATACAGTTGATGTATATATGTATGGAACAAGAAATAATTTTAGTAATACCAATGACCAAATGGAAAATTTTACAACAATTTTTGATGGATACTCAAATGCTTCTGTTACAGGAGAACATCTTTATGATGTTTCAGATACATCAAATCATAAAATGAAATTTGGTGTAACTGGTTTACTAGAGGGAAATTACCTTAGAGGTAATACTAATAAAAATTCAACAAGTGTAACATTTATTAGATTGGGAGACACATGATTAATCCTAAATGTGATTGCGAACTAAATAAAGAAGATTGCGATTGTCAGTAAATGCCATCTGTATCAGATAAAACTGAAATAGGTTTACCTCTTAAAAATCTTTTAGGTTTATTAGCTGCGGTGGCAACAGCTGTTTGGGCATACTTTGGTATTATTGAAAGACTAAATAATATTGAAACACAAGGTAAATTAATGGTAGCTGATGTAGAAAAAAACACTGAGTTTAGAATTAAATGGCCCAGGGGAGAAATGGGATCTTTACCAGCAGACAATGAACAATTTATGTTAATTGAACATATAGCTGGACAAGTAGAAAAACATACAGAACAGCTTGAGGGTGGTATGCATAATAAAGTAAATATTGATTTTCTAAAAGATCAAGTATCAAAACTTCAAGATGATGTAGAAAAATTAAAAGATAAAGTGAGGGAAGCCAATGGTCATTGAAACAGTTTTTGCTTTATGTATGTTTGTTAATGGATCTCTTGATGGTCATATGATGACAGATGGATTATCAAAATGCTTGAAAGCTAAACGTGAAGCCGAAAGAAACCTTAGCGAAAACAGAGAAAATGTTATACAATATAAATGTGGTCAAGTAGTTGCTGAACTTAGACCAGATAGTGAGGGTAACATGAAGA